ACCAAATTCGCCGCCCTCGACTGCCTTGCGGAGGTCGCCAACGGTGCGCCGGAGCTGTTCGATCTGGCTTACGCTTGAAGCGCCACCACCACGAGAGCCACCCCCGGTGCGTGCCTTCCTGAGATCGGCGAGCGCTTCCTGCACACCCTGTTCGATGACGCGGACATTTTCATCCGCCTGAGGTAGTTCGCCCTTCAGCTTCTCGCGGTTTGCTGTGGCTGTGGCCGCGTTCCCCTTCGCAACCAGAACCTCAGTTTGAGCGGCGGCAATGCGGAATGGATTGCCAGACGCCATCGCTGCCTGCATTTTCGCTATCGCAACGGTGACCAAGGAGAATGCGGTCATCTCCGCCGTCGCCGCGTCGATATTCTTTTTGCGCAACTCTTCGCGGGCGGCCTGCGCCTCTTTGAGCTTCGCCGTAAAATTCTCATGCTCTTTAGTGAGGCGATTGACCTCTTGCTGTTGCTTGTCGTAGCCAGCGGCTTTCACCGCATTGACGGCATCGGTGATCGATTTTTGGCGTTGCTGGTCAGCGAGAGCGGCGTCCTCTGTTGCCTTCTTCGCTGCATCATCCTTGGCGGCTGCTTGTAGGGCCTCGAGCTCTTTCTTCAGCCGTTCAATGCCGCGTGTGCGGGCATTGATACCGCCCTCCATAAACCGGACATCCTGCCCAGCCGCCAAGGCGCGGTTGTAACGCTCCTGCTCGTCTGCGAGGGCTGCCTTTGCGGCAGCGAGCTGCTTGGTTTTTGCGGTGAGCTCTTCAGATACTGTAGGGTCTTCAAACGCATTATTGGCGGCCTCGAGAGCGCGCTCACCAATCCCGATGATGCCCTGTGCGATGGCCGAGGCGTTTAGGGCCTCAGCGATTTTCGCCTTCAGCATGTCCCACTGGTTCGCCATGCGGTTCATGGCGCGCTCAGTGGTATCCGGGAGCTTCTCGAAGTCCTCCTTCACCTTGTCGGACTGAGATAGGAGGGCCTTGAACACCTTATCGCCGGTCAGCTGTCCTTCAGCGCCCATGCGGCGGAGCTCCCCGACGCCAACGCCGAGACCGTCCGCGATGGCCTTGGCGAGCGAGGGCATGCTCTCCATGATCGAGCGCAATTCGTCGCCGTTCAAGCGGCCAGAGGCGATGGCCTGCGAGAACTGGATCATCGCGCCCTGCATTTCGCCGCCAGACGTGTTCGAGATCGCCCCGAGCTTTTGTACGGTCGACATGAGCGTTTCGATCTCTTCAGTAGAGACCGCGAGGCTGTCCTTGTTGCGTAGGATGCGTTCGAACCCGCCCAAGGCAGCATCGAGGGAGACGCCAGCCTCGTTGGCACTGTCGATAACACGCGCCATTGAGGCGGCAGCGGCGTCCTGATCCTTCAGGACCAGATTGATGCGCGCCTGATAGGCCGTGAAGCGGTCCTGCACCTGAGCGAGCGGCAGGATCATGGTGTTGAAGGCAACGCCGGCGGCGGCGGCTGTGGCTGCTACAGCTGCGAGACCGATGCCCACAGGGCCCAGTGCCGCTCCGAGGCGGGTTGCCATGCCGGCGATACCCTCCATAGCGCCGCCCACGCCCGCACGGCCAGTGAGGATACCCCCGAGGTTGCCCGCCTCGTCTCCGAGCCCCCTGAGGCGCTCCAGTAGGCGGCACCGACCTGCTTGATGTAGTTCGCGTGCTGTTGTGCGCTGAGCTTGCCCTGATCTAGGGCTGCATTGAGCGATTTCTGCGCGCCCTCGAAAGCCTTTGTGGCCTGCTCCTCCATACGCAGCGACTGGATATAGCGCTGCGCGGAGGCCTCAGCCTGCTTGGACGCGGTGATGGTCTTGTTGAGGGCGGCATCGGCTGTGTCATGCGCTGCTTTACGCCGCCCTTCAGCGGTTACGAGATTGCCGGCGGCGTCCGCTACCTCATGCAGGGCCTTTTTGCCCTTCTCAAGCTCAGAGGTATTGAGCGAGAACCCAAGTTTGAAATCCGCCATCGGTCACTCCGTCATTCGCTCTTTGAGGTCTCCTCGAGGTACACCTCATCGAGCATTCGTATCGTTTCCACCTCCCACGGTGTTAACGCTGTTCGCGTCAACTGACAGTAGGCGTGAAAGTCGTTCCACGAAATAGGGTTTGCACCAAATCCGTTATACGACCGGCCCCTGTGGAGTTGGATGAAGTGGTTCCACAGGTAAACAAGCGCCGCCGGGAGTGATGGCCGTTCCAGTTCCTTGCCAGTGGCCTTTGCAATCGCCGCGTAATGATCTCCCATAGCGGAGCCACCAACATTGCGAGTAAGGCCAAACTGGAAGCGGCCATAAGCGATTAGCTCCTCGGTGACGCCTTGATAAAATGCGTGCGGGTCGCCACGAATACGTCGACCTGTTCGCGCAGCACCGGGTAGCCCTCAAGCAACTTGCGGGCGTTTTCTTTGGTGCAAGGAATTTCTTTGCCATCGGTGTCGAACACGTTCGACCAGCCCACCACACATGCGGTGATCAGCTCGAGGCCGTCCGCTTCAACCTCAGCGAAGTCGAGTTCGTTGAGCTTCTTGGCGTCGTTGGTGCGAGTGAGGCGCTTCTTGAGCTGCGCCCGGGAGATATCGCGGTACACCTCGCTATCGGGCCCAAGCAGCTTCACGGCGACGGGCTTGCCATTACGGGCGACCAGAGGCTCATCGGAGCCCATCAGCTTAACAATCATATCGACACCTTCCTCTGAGAGAGTTTTGGTATCGATGCCTGCGAGATCGAAATTCATTTGCTTTCCTCTACTGGTAAGGCCCCGGGATGAGCCCCGGGGCCTGTGCTGGTGATTACGTGTTCGAGCGCTGGACCACGAGGGAGCCGTCGTCGAAGCCGGTCTGGCCGGAGCTCAGGAGGCTCTGGAACGGCGACTGGAGGATCACGCCGCCATCAGGGCCGACCGTTTTCGTTGCGCCCATGAGCTTCACGCGGTTGAAGCGGAAGGCCATGAAATCGGTGCCGTTCGCGTCGTCCATCTGGACAGCCAGCGCAACCTCAGTTTCGTTGATGAAATAGTTGAGGAGCGTCTGGTTCTCGAAGTACGCCGAGAGCGTGCCGTTCACGACCGTGCGGCCATAAAAGATTTCCGGCACCAAGGTCGAACCCACAACCGGCTGGCTGTTGAGGTTGTTGCTCACGGTGAAGTCGAGCTGCGTCACGATAGCCGAGGGAGCACCTGCGACCGAAAGCGAGCCGTTCACGCCTGCGAGGATGTTGGAAGCCGTAGCAGCTGCCGGGCTTGCAAACACAGGGGCCTGAGCAGCTGAGGTGCTCAGCATGTTTACGCCCTGCACACCAAACGAGGCAGTGGCCATGCCGGTCGGCGGCAGAGACACCTGCATTTCGCCGATGCGGCAGCCAAGGAACGTCTCAGACACATCGATATCAGGGTAGAACTGCTCGATGGTGAATGAGCGCTGCGAGACGCCCGTGAGGAGCTTGCGGCCCTGCACGGTGATGCCCCATGTAGCAGCTGCGGTGGCGGTGGCTGGAGCGGGGAACACCGTAAGGGTGGTCGCCGTCATGCCCATGATGCGGAAGTTGCGGTTGGGTGCTCATGGTCGCAGTCGCCTGAGTGATGGCAACGCCAGCGGTCCACGTGCCGCGCAGCGATGCTTCGATGAAGTCATCATAAGTGCGGGTGGAGAGCTCGCCCTGAATGTTGCCGGCGACGCGGCGCACGCCGTGGCGGGCATCGAACACCTGCTGGTCGGGGCGCACCTCGTTCGAGGTAAAGGCGTCCTTCGCGAGCGCGAGGGTTGAGGAGACACGGCGCAGGTTCTGGCCGGCGGCAACGCTCTGCGTGCCGAGAACCGTTTCCGCACCGTAGCGGACTTCTACATTGACATTTGACTGAAGGGGCATTGCTGCAACTCCTTGGCGTTAGCCCGGTGCGGGCGGGTTGAAATTAGTTACTCGTGTGCCCGATGAGAGTGATGATCACAGGACAGTTAATCCAGTCGGGCTCTGTGATTAACGCCATTCGCTCTGCCTGCTGTACCACGGCAGACGTTGAGTTGTAAGTGATAGAAGTTCCCGGGCGGAAAAGCTGGAGCAATGCGCCTGCAAGCGCGTCGATCTCGAGCGTGCCGGTGTTCGCCGGGTAATGAAGCGTGAAATTTGCGGTGACGGTGTGCGCGATCACGCCACCAATCCCCGTGGCAGTCACGGTGGAGGAAATCGGGCGCACCTGCTCAGTCATGAACGGGGTACCCTTGATCGGCTGGTACACACGGCCTTCCCACGCCACGGCGATGGGGTTGGCGAGCGTCTGGAGCTTCTGCCGGATGCCTGCGCGAAGATTGGGGTGGAAGGCGATGGCGCTCACAGGGCCAGCTCCTTAACAATTTTGGCAACGACGTTCTGCGCGTTCTTCATGTTGCTGGTCACCATGAAGCGCCCGGCCATCTTGGACGTGCCAAACTCAACGTGGAGCGCGTACTCCGCATTGTTCGTGAGGTAATAGGTGTCGCCGGCCTTCATATCAGCGGCCACAATCCCAACGGTTGCCGCCACCTTCGAGGCAGCGGCTGGGCCTGAAATGGCGGTGCCTTGCCCAGCGGTGATGCCATTGAGCGAGGGCTGCCATGAGGAGCGGAGGAAGCCGGTATCGACCGGCGTGTCGGTCACCACGTTTTCCGAGAGTTGCTGAGCGGTCTGGCGGGCAAGCGCGTCCATCGATACGCCAAGCTTGTTCGCATAATCGGTGAGGTGCATCTTGAAGAGGCGGGCGTCGTTCATATCAGCGCTCCGCGTACACGAGGGCGTAGGGCGCGCCATCGGCAGCCGGGTTGAGCTCGCTCACCCATAGGACCGTCCAGCTGGAGCCGGCCCACAGAGCCTTATCGCCGGGCAGCG